TCTTTAAATATACCTTATATAAGAAGTGCTCATAATTTAGATTTTGAAAAGTATAAAGATACTATTTTGAGATCCTCATTTCTGGTTACTGAATACATGGAAGCATCAACTGGGGGATTAACACTAATAGAAGGATACTACCATGGCAAAAATATTTTAATATCTGACTCCATATACCAGGGAGCAAGAGATTACTTTGGGGATCGAGCATATTATTTTAAAGATGGAGATATAGAAGATTTTAAATCTAAAGTAAAGATGCTGTGGGAATTAAAAGAGGACGTAGATTTACAAAACAGAAAACAGTTCTGCCAGCAATACACAATAGAAAGTATGATGGATAGAATAATAGAAGGACTTAACTTATTAAAATGAAACATATCTACTATATAAATGAATTGGGTTTTCCTCCTGGAAGTCATCAATTTGGCCTTCATCGTCTGCCACAAGCATATATAGAATTATTCCCATGGTATTGACTCGGATGGGAAAATATTGACCAAATACAAGGAGAAAATAATATCATAATCATCCAGTCTCCATGTAGTGATGAACTTAATAAATTAAATAAGTTACTTTCTATAATTGATAATAACATAGTATTTATAAACCAAGAATCAAATATATTTGACTGGTTTGATTGGGATGGCCCAACACAACAAGCATATATTGAATGTTTATCTAAATGTAGAGCCTTCTGCTACCATAATGAGTATGATAAAGATGTAATGAAAATATTTACTAACAACCTTATTAAATACTCAGGATGCATAAACATATCAGTAGATCAACCTAAGAAATTTGACGAAGGCAACTATGTAGTTATCCCAAATCCTATAAAACGTTATCAGAGAGGAATGATATCACATAAGATAGCTCAATCCTTTGTTAAAAATGTTCCTATATATTCAATGGCTTATAATAGACCAAAAACAACAGAATTATTGGCTTTCCCTGATGTTTATAAATTAGAAGGAATAACAATATCAAATAGAATGAATTTAAATGAATGGTTACAATTTATATATAGTTCTAAATTCGGAATTGATATTCACCGTGAATTTTCAGGAGGAAATTGTTCTTTAGAATTCGGATCTTTGGGCGTACCTTTAATAGGTAATATTAATTTAGATACACAGCGTGATATATTCCCTGACTTATCATTTGAATTTAATGATTATGACGGGATTAAAAATGCAATTAATTTACTTCTAAACGATAAAGATTTCTTTGAAGAGGTAAGTAACAAAGCATTAACTAACACTAAAGAAAAATATAATAGTCAAATAGTAATTGAAAACTTTAAACAAGAAATAAATAAATTTTTATGAGAGTATTAGTAACAGGAGGTGCTGGGTTTGTGGGTACCAATTTGATTAAACAGTTACTAAAAGAAGGGCATGAAGTAATATCAATTGATAACTATAAAACCGGATCTAAAAATAACCACCAACCAGGAGCAACATATATTCCCTCTGATATTAGAAATATTACAGATTATTCAGCTTGGGGCCCAATCGATGTAATATACCATTTAGCTGCTATTGCTAGAATACAACCATCATTTAAAGATCCAATTGATTATTTTACAACTAATGCTAATGGTACCCTACTTATAGCTCAATACTGTGCTAAAAACAATATACCTCTAATATATGCTGGGAGCAGTTCACACCACTCAGGTAAATTTAAAAACCCATATACATTCAGTAAAGATATAGGTGAAGAAATTATCAATTTATATCAAATTCATTTTGGACTAAAAGCATCAACAACTCGTTTTTATAATGTTTATGGTCCTTATCATTTGAAAGAAGGTGGTTATGCTACTTTAATTGGTGCTTGGGAAAAACAAATTGAAGATAATCAACCATTGGTAATATATGGTGATGGTTCTAAACGTAGAGATTTTACCCATGTTGAAGATATAGTAAATGCTTTAACTCTAATTTTGGATAAACAAGCTTGGGGTCATATATTCGAATTAGGCAGAAGAAAAAACTACTCAGTTAAAGAAATAGCTGATATGTTTGATAAAAAAATTAAATATAAAGAAAATAAACCGGGCGAAGCTCAGATAACATTATGTACTGATACTTTAGCTAAAGAAATATTAGGTTGGGAAGCAAAAATCAATATTGAAGACTATATTAAAGATTATTTATGCAAAAAATAACATTTGTATTACCAAGTAGGAACAACTTAGAATTTTTACAATTAGCATACCAATCAATTCGTAACCTAAAAACTAAACATGAAATATTAGTCCTAGATGATGCCTCAACAGATGGTACCCAAGAATGGATTAAATCACTCAATGACTCCGACCTAATCACATTCTACAACCCAGGACCCAAACGTATTGGTATTGTCGGTATGTTTGATAAAGGTATTGAAATGGCTAGAACTGAAATAATATTTGCATTTCATGCTGATATGGTTGCTTCTCCTAATTTAGATGCAAACATAATAAAACACCTAAAACCGGGGGTAGTAGTATGTGCTACTAGAATTGAACCTCCTCTCCATCCTCCTGGCCCTGAAAAAATTACTTCGGATTGGGGAGATGAAGTAGAAAAATTTGATATATATGCCGCTTATGATTGGTTCATTGATTTAGAAACCCATAATAAAGACAAAACTACAGAGGGAATCTTTGCACCTTGGTGCATGTATAAATCAGATTACTTAGCTATTGGGGGGCATGATGATTTATTTGCTCCTCAATCTAAAGAAGATAGTGATTTATTTAATCGTTTTGTTTTAAAAGGATATAAAATGATTCAATCATGGGATGGTCTGGTATATCATTTTACTTCTAGGGGTAGTAGATTCAATAAACATGTTGGAGGAGGTGCTGGTAAAGATAGTGGAGAATGGCTTTATACTACGAATAAAAATGCTAGGAATTTCATTCGTAAGTGGGGGCATTTCGTTAAGCATGATTCTCTAATGAAACCTATTATTCCCCCAAAGTATAATATCGCTTTCATAGCTAAACATTGTAATTTCCAATTACTAGAAATACTAGAACCATGGTGTGATAGAATATACATTGAAGATGATATGCAGGTACTTACTGATTCATATATAGAGAAAGAACAATCCAACACCAAATTTGATCTTAAAAGAAGAATACTAAATCTACACCATAACTACCCAAAAGGAGAAAATGATATAGTAGTTGAATTTGATGTGTCCCAACTAAACAACAACAATTTCCATTTATTAACCCAACTACCAGAAATAATAAATAATAGTGGAGAAGTAGGGGAATTTGAATTAGATATATTTAAAATAACAATATCTTCTATGAAAACATATGAGCATGCTTTAATATCAATAAAAAAATAACTCTAGATATTTATCATAGACATACATTCATTAACTTACTAATGCATTTATACTCATGGAAACCCAAACTGAAAACCAGGAACATAAAGCTCCTACAATAAAATTACTATCTACAGATTCAAAGGGTTTTAGTGAGTTATTAAAACAAAAAATATTTGTAGATTATGTTAAAGAAAATAGTTATAAAGCTATAAAAAAAGCAATTAGTAATAATTTAGATAAAGCAGAATTATTTAGAATAGATAATCTATCATTAGTACTAGAATTAAATAAATCTCAATTTGTAAGTGCTCTTAATAGTATTGTAGAATATTACTCATCTGTCGAAGATTATGATACTTGTATTGAAATAACTTCTTTAATATCTAAATATGAAAAAACACAAATTTAAATTTTATATAAAAAATGACCCCAAACAAGAGGCCATAGGGATAATACACGCTAAAAATATTATTGAAGCTGAATTTCTAGCTAGTGAGATAAAAAAACTTCCACATCATGAATTCATAAAGATATATAGTGTTAATTTTGTATAGTTATGGAAAATATAGAAAAAATAAAAAATCTGTTTGGTATTATTCTTAATTCTAATATTGAGATAAAAGAAGATACAAGCAATATTGAAAAAGAAAATTTTATTTCTCTTATTAAGAGTTTAGAAGATGCATATTCTTTAGAAACCAATGTATTAAATGTAAGTGGTATAGATTTATACAACGTAACTGATCCTCTATGGGTTATAATAGAAGGTTTTATTCAATCATATTATGGTGAAAAGGCTTCTAAATTAATTTTTTGGTACATATTTAATAGATTTGATTTAAAAGGTAATGTAATACCATTAATGAGTATTAACAATGAAACCTTCATAATTGATACTCCCGAAAGTATATGGGAACATTTAAGCCTTATAGCCCCAGAAGACATAGAAAATACATATCAAGACGAATTAGATGAATTGGAGGATCCTGAAGATGATGATTTATAATTATAAAAATTAAATAGGTTATATAATGGCAAAAAGAAAAGACTTAACCAAACAACAAGTTCTAGCTGCTATGGCTAAAACTAAATCTAATAGGGCAGCTAGTGGATATCTCAATGTCTCATACCAGCATTATAAAAAGTGGGCTAAATTTTATAAAGATTTAGACACCAGCAAGTCATTATTTGAATTACACATAAACCAATGTGGGAAAGGTATCCCTAAATTTCTTAACAATGGGAAAAAAATGCCAGCTCTATTAGACATAATAGAAGGCAGAGTGGATCCTTCATCTTTTAATCCTGAAAAGATAAAATATAGATTAGTTGAGGAAGGGTATTTAGAAGAAAAATGCTATCATTGTGGTTTTAATGAACGGCGAGTATTTGATTATAAGATGCCGTTAATAATGAATTTTAAAGATAAAAATAAAAAAAATTATAGAAAAGAAAATACAGAATTTCTATGCTATAACTGTTACTTTTTATTCTTTACAGACATATTCAGTGAAGGAGACATCAAACAACTAGAAGAACATCGCCCACTTAATTCAACAACAGATGCCATCAACTTCCAGCTAGATGATTATCAGATGCAGAGACTTAAAGAATTAGGATTATATGATCCTCCAAAAGTAGATGATCCGTATGATCTAGTAAGTAAAATTTAACATAAAATGAAAAAATCTAAAAAGCATAAAGAAATATCAAATGATTATGATGAAATAAAGAGACGTCATTTAGAAAAATTAGCAAACAAATTATTAGAAAATGATGAAAAGTTTGAAAAATTAAAAAAATATAGAAGCAAAGGAAAATTCCTAGATAAATTTTAAAGTATGGGAAAGCACCTAACACTAAAAATAAAAAATAGAGCAGAATTTGATACTTTAATCAATAATAAAGATATTAGAATATCACAATCTATTGTGGAAAGCATATTAGATAATCTCCATACGAATAAACGTTTTATATATGTTTTAGAAATTGAAATAGGAAATGAAGATTCTATAATAGAATTAACATTGTCCCGGGATGAATTTTATACTACTCTTAAGAAAAATTTATATATACATGAATTATATGAGTTATATGAAAAATGTGCCGAGATAAAAAAAGCAATGGATTACTTAGCTGAAAATAAAAATGAAAAAGAATTTGGTATTCTTAAGGGAGAATAGTACATTTAAAATGCAAAGATTAAATTATGACCAAAGATAACCCACCAGAAGTCCCTAATATTTTTACATCAATATTTTTAATATTTTTAACACTTAAACTAGGACAATTAGGTCTAGTAAAAGATTGGAGCTGGTGGGCTATATTCTCACCACTAATAATCCCAGTATTAGCATATGTGTTGACTTTTATTATAGTAACAATTTATACATCATTGAAAATATGGCTAGAGGAAAATCAGAACTAAGTTGCCCAATATCAGTAGTATTTAGATTATCAGATAGAAAAAATTCCAAACATAAAATAAAAACATTTAGAAATAAATCAATAGATGAAATCTTAAATGAGAATAATAAATTAGTTGGAATACCAGATGATTGTTTAATAATATCAATAGGAGTTGGAGATTCATTTGAGGATTTGTATATTGAAAGATACAACATAAAAAAATAAATGATTATGGAAAAAGAAATAACGTTCCATCAAGAAATAGACAAATGTTATGAATTACTATGTAGGGTTAAAACTCTAAATTCATTAACAGACGTAAAATTAGAAATTACTGATCTTAGGAGTAAACTGAATAATTATCCAAGTGATGAATATGATTATTTTGCCACCAAAGCAGCATTCGAAGCTTTTGAAAAAGCAATAGAAATAGTAGACAATCAAATTAGTAAACTTAAAAATTAAAAATTAATAGTACCACGATGCTTCCCATAAGAACAGCACATTAGCAGTGGTTTTTTTTCTGTAAACGAAGAACCTTAAACATACTATGTATAGTTTGGCATAAGTTATAACAGATTACCAAACCAATCCTTAACAGACGTGTTAAGTGATGTTTGGGACATAGTCAGGTGGCGGAATTGGAACGTGAAGATGCGGAGATATAAAAATCGGATTAGACCGAGGCACTTGTTAACCCTATGGCTGGGACTCGCTTAAGCCCTAAGAGCACCGCATTCAAAACAAAGACGCACTATTAAGAGAAGGTTGGATCGATACTCTCCCTTCCTAACCGTAGGAAGTAGCATAGCTGGGTAATGCAACTAATAGGTTTGAGTATATAATCAAATACAGGTTCGAATCCTGTCCTGACTACAAAAAGGTTTGACGGCTAGATTTGGCTTTTAAAAAAATTTTCTGTATATTTAAAGAAATAAAATAAAACATGATTATAGAAATAGAAGACATTGAATTAATAAATGCTAAAGAAAACAAACAATCTTTACCCCAAATACGATACAATTACAGCTTATCCCCTGAAAATAAAGACCTAAATTCAGCTATAGTTGCACTAAGTAATATAGATAATTATGGGATATACATGGCTAATATGATAAATCGATATAGTCTTAATAGTATCATGGAAAACCATTTCGGCCCTGTATCCCCAGCTAAGAAAAAACAATTAGAAAAATCTAGAGGAGAATTATTTCCTATCAAAACTAAAAAAAGCATTGATGATCTAATAAAGTCACTTAAATTAACACCAGATTTACTTCATTATGAGATAAAAAATGATGAGATAATTTTTGATAGTGAGAAAAACCCATCTAAACAGTTAACAGAACGAATAATTAAAACAGTAATGAACAATGCAGGTATTGAATATTCTCTTAAACGTGTAGAAAAAATATGAAAAATAAATTTGAAATAAACTTATCTTCTCTTTTTCCTCAAAGAAAATATAATGAATACTCATTTGAGATGCATATATTACCATATATTTCAATATATAGAACTAAAACTACATATAAAGATAATATATTTAATAATTATGTTGCTATAAGTTTAGGCTGGTTATTCTGGTCAGCATGTCTTATTATCAACTTGGAGAAATAATTTTTTATTTTTGATGCGTTTTGTAATATTTATCATTATACAAAACATAATAATAAATGGGGACTTCATTCGGAGTATTTGATTCTCTTGCTCAATATGGCATATTGGGCATTTTTACATTAGCATTAGGAGCAGCTTTGTGGTTCCTACTAAAACGCCAGCTAGAAAGTGAAGACCAATTAAAGAAGAAAGTTGATGCATTGCAACAAGAAATAAATAATTATATTAGAAATGATCAAAGTAAAATTTTAGATATAATGGAAAACCATAATCGTATTCTTCAAGAATTGCGTGATGTAATATTAATGAATGGGTATAAATCAAAAAATAACACATAATATGAAAATATTTCTTGTAAAATGTGTGTTGTTTTCTTTAATGTTTCTTATTTTTATGAATTTATCTTCTATAGGGAATAACCACATGACTGTAGTAAATGAAGCTATTTTATTAAAAGATAGAAATTTTTGGGTTAAAGAAGAAAATAAAACCCTATGTGAGTATATTGAACAGCTAGAAAATGAGAATAAAAACTTAAAAGCAACACTAAAAGAAAATAATATCCCATTTATATCAGCCCCTAAGATAGCTAAAGCATTTATTAATTCTCCATTTTCATCTAATATGATGGAAGAAGATTCATGTGTTAAAAATACAAACATAAAAAAAATATCATACTAATAAATTCCCAAACATGATGTACTTAGTTCTACTCCTAATATTTGTTACTATAATAAGTTTTAGTATAATATATCTTAAACATTATATAGAACTTAGAAAATTAAACAATAACCTATACTATATAAGAAACACACTAAAATGTACTTCTAACAACTCAGAACATGCTCGAAAAGAAATACGCCGTGTGATTGAGAATGATATGGATCAAATACATTTTGAAATAGAAATGATAAAGAAAGCTATGGAATTTCATATCAAAACGCCATCTAAGGGGAAAAAACAACTTCTTAATAGGTAATTAACATACAAATAAAGAATATTATATTTAATTTATAAAAACAAAAATTATGAAAATAATAAGTTATGAGTTGCTAAAAGATCCTATTACTGAAGATTATATTGGTTTTATCAAATGTCTTTTGGATAATAAAATGTTTATTGAATTTGAATGTTTTAGTTTTTTTTGCTGGGTAGAAGAAAAAGACCAAGCATTAGCAGCATATGAAAAGAAATTTAACACATGGAAATTATTCATTACAGACTTAGAAGAAATAGGCTATGATCTTATATTCCAATTAAATGAGTTTATGAACTCACTCCCTGAATATCTGATAGAAGAAAGTATTTATCATTTACATGAAATAAGCAATTAATGGATAGAAAAGAATATATCAATTGTAGGAGTGCCAACCAGTTTCCCCCAATCTTATTTTATGAGTATTATATGAATAATATTAATGAAAAGTCATATAAATTCTCTTCATTAGATGAATTCATACATGTTTTTCAAACATTTATGCCTTTCTCTCAAATGTATGGATTTAATTTAGAAATGATTCTTGCATATTTTGACCAAAAACACATTGTGGGAAAAATAATTAAAGATGAAAAAACAATAAAATACTATTAATACATCACCCACAATAATGAGAATAATTCTTGCTATATTAATCCTAACTATAATCTCAGGATGTTCTATTACTAATAATATAGATAATACTATGTGCCGATGTACCCGCAATACCTATAAGTTTATCGAAAGCGACAGGTGCCCCCTACACTCAACCCACTCAGTAACTATTATAGAATAGTTACATTTTCTCCTCATTTTTATTTAAATTTGGCTAACTGAAGATTTTTATTTATATTTAAAGTATTAAGTAGATAATACACTAAAAATTTTAAAAATATGAAACTATATAAATTTAACCCCCACAAATTAACTCTAGAGCAAATAGACTATAAACATTATCTGTGGGCCACTCTAATAGCATTTATCCTATTTAGTTCTGTTGGCTTTACTTCTGCTATTAGATTTAACTCAATAATAGAAAAAATTCCAATAATTATTAGACCTAATGAAGATAAGTTTTCTGAAGAGAATCTTAGAAAAGAAATAAGAAGACTAAATATCAAATTTGAAGATATTCTTATACAACAATACAAACTTGAAACTTACTATGGAACTTCTTTAGTATTCAAACAAAACCATAATTTATTTGGATTAAAAGTAGCTACACAAAGACCAACTACAGCTATAGGTGAAAATCTAAACCATGCTTCATACACAGACTGGAAGGCATCAGTTATTGACATGGCGTTATGGCAAATCCAAAATGCTCGAGGAATAAAAGATGAAAATGAATATTACCAATTACTAGATGGAATGTATGCTGAAGTAGATAACTACTCAGAACGACTAAAAAACACAAAATAATGGATAATATTAAAAAAATAACATTAGCTTTTATTAAATGGGTTAACACTACTACAATAAGTAGTAATAATTCTGAAGAATGTAGTCCTAAGACAATAGAAGAACTTTTTGATTATTTTATTGAGAATGTTTGGAAAAAACAAAATAGTATTGTATATTATGAATAAAATGTATGATTTATATTGGGAAAATATTGGTTGGAAAATAAAATATTTATTTGTTGGTATTAAAAACCTAATACGTTGGACTCCTATTATATTTCATGACCGCGATTGGGATGATTATTTTATTTTTGAAGTATTAAAATTTAAATTATCTAATCAAGCCAAACACATTAGAAAAAACAGTTTCCATTTAAATTCTGAAAGGGAAGCTCAAATAATAGAAACATGTATTAGGCTAATTAAAAAATTACAAAACGAATATTACATACTAGAATGGGCAGATTACCAAAATTCAGAATTCATATCCACCCCATCAGAAACTTATCCTGATTCATATGAGATTGATATAATAACTATATCTGAGAATTTTGAAGATTACTTTAAGAAATACCCTAATGTTTATAATAAAGTTTTAAAGTTGGAATATACCAAATTTAAACGAACAGAAGCTAAAGGAATAGCCCTTAATATAGCAGATTATAATCATAATAGAGCAAAAAGGATATTATTTACTCTTTTAGAAAGAAATATTGAAAAGTGGTGGAACTAAAATAATTAAATTATTAATATAAAAAAGATTTATTTAGATGATATAAGAACCCCCTTTAAAATATGTTTATGAAAATGGAAGAACCGTTTAACTTTATTATTTAGTATTTATAAATAAACAGTATGGCACAAACACTATATTCACATCAATTATCATTAACTGAATTTATAAAAAAGCTACAAGAAATTGGGCAACGAGTTTCACCATACACAACCAACTTTAATTGGAATCAAAGATCTAATAGACAAGTTGCTGTTGAATTTGATAATGAACAAGACAATACTATATCAGTATACTTTCATCCTGTAGATATC